ACAAATGGAGATTGCTGTTCAAGAAGGAAAGATGCTACCTGAAAGAATGCAACTTGAATTGCAAAAAGAACAAAAGATGATGCAACAACAACTGCAGGCATTTGAACAGCAGACTGTAAGTCAATTGCAGGCTGAGGCATCTAAGATAGAAAATGTAGTTGTTTCTGAAAAAGAATTTAAAGTTTTAATGGAAAATAAAATGATAGCTGATAATATAGTTGATCAGGTTCAATTTTACGATGTAAGGGTTAAGCAAACTGTAGCTGTAGGAGATAAGCTATTATTTGAAAAA